GCCTGAATAAATTCAGGAAGAAGCGTTATGCTAAACCCAGGTTCCGTGTCACTCAACTTTACTTCTCAGTCAACGGAAATAGAGAAGGCCTAGTCGCTTTTGAAGGGAGCTTTCTAGCACAACCCTCTGCCAATTGAAACAGTCTTCATGCTAATTCACCGGCACAGTCCACTTTTTAATGATGGTCTGGACAACACATCCCTAGCTGTATTTGAAATGGCACAGCAACACATTACACCTGTGCGGTTCCAACCGCACAAAACAACCATTACGGAGTGGGCTCGGTTAACACCCTCATGAACCGAAGCACGTGGCCCGAGGGCCAATCCAATCTTTGAACTGAGATTTGGAACTCAGCCGATCTTGGCAACTACAAGTTGCACACCCACAGTTCCCGTGTTCCCCAAGGAATTTCCCAATTGCACGCTGGCTCCTGATAACGTAATCGTTGCAGTAAACGAATAGTACCAGTTACCAGCGGTAGTTGTTGCAGTATAAAAGGTGGCCGTGTTACCCAAAAAGTAACCGGTATTTAGAGCCATTCCTGGGGTGCTTGAAAACGGGGAAGTGTAGGTCTCTGAGGTTTTACCATCCCCCAAGACCAGTAGACTTATCTGGTAGACACCACTACTTAAAGTAGGCGGAAAAGTATATGCAGTGGCTGATATAGTACCTCCAATCCCAGCCGGGGATGAGTTACTAGTCGTAGAAGTGAACATCGATACCGTCCCTGCAGCCAAATTTATGAAATCGTCATAGATAGGAATCGCCTTACTAATGACGGGTTTGCAGAGTGTTATGTCATACGATACCCACAAACCGCCAATATTTGCGGCTGCTTGCATGCCTTGCGACGCGATTTGAAAATTGCCAAGGTCATACAAGCGAGCATCTGCGTTGCTTGGCACCGCAGACGACCGCACGTATTGCAGTAGAGTTGGTCTCAGACGCGGATCACATTCCACAGCATGGAGAAGATCTTCCGCTGGCTTGCCATAGTTCGAAAACTCTGTGGCTAACATCTGAGAAACATTTGCGAACGACACATCAATTGCATTGTAATCTGTCGCCATTACTATCTTGCCCAACGCGGTGTTCGTAGAATTCAACGCGGTAGCAGACGTACTGACAAAAGCAAAAACTAGACCATTAAAGCAGTACTCCTCGTAGTTGGCCGCTATGGCTGAAAGCCACGGAAAAGTTAACGGCAACCCAGGGTTAATGGGCAACGAAAGTGAGGTGAATAGTGTTGAACCTAATACATCTCCGAGGTACTCTTTATGTCTGATTCTGATGCAATTTTCGCCAAAAGAGGGGATAGGTGAAGCTTTTACTAGTGTGTTAGACGAAATCTTATAGTCACCCATTCCAGTGATCTTAGAAAACGCCCACCCCAGTCCTGAACCCAACGCACCTCCAATGGCACCACCAGCACCAGGTAAAATGGTGTTACCAATAATAGATCCGAGGCCGCCACCGACCGTCTTGGCCAGGCCTCCGCCGTACGACTTCTTTTTCTCCGGCTTCCTCTTCCCAGGAGCCCGTTTCGTCATTTTCTTTCTCATCGGTCGTTTCGACATTGGTTAATGATTTTAAAACTGCCACACGGGTAATAGACAACGCGTGGACTTTCGTAGGCACCAGAGCAAGAGAGTACTTACAATCCCGATGGTAATCAGTTACATAGCGATTGTAATAATCCACCTGATCACGCGTTTGATGCATTGATAGGACCGGATGCCATATTGGACCTATCTCTGTCATACCATCGAAGTACTCTTCCAGTTGGGACTGCTCTGAAATGGTAAAACCAAACACCTTTTCCATGAGCATGCGAGTATTCCAACCAACTGCCTTTTCCCCTGGTGCGCATCCAAATTTTGAAATCCAGTTAAACTGCCAATTTGACATGCGCACCACATCTCGCCGGTACTTGCTTCCTTCCGTAAGTCGGACAATGCACTTGCCCAAGGCCTGCAAAATAGGCACGCCAGCGTACTGGTGCATTAATGAAAACCCTTTTGCCCGCAACAACTCTCTCCGTACCCGTTCTGAACACGTCAAGTACTGTCGCGAGCTCCAACCAACGTTTAAAATCACCTTCCAAGGATCCGCAATGGACACTAACTCCTCCTCGTCAAAAATAAGACCACAGAAGCTTGCCTCTGAAAGCCGAGGATGATGGTCAATTTTTACATTCAAACCCAAAGCTCTATAATGTTCATCGAGCAACTGACGCCCCGAATACACACCCAGGCAATCATCCCCTTCGACGACACAATCATATGCTTTGTTTCCCAACTTCTCTTGCAGGTACAAATATACCATGAGATTCGTAAAACCATTACCAAGAGAAGTGGTCATCTCTCCTGACATGCGGCTCGCTCGAACCTTGGCCGAAATAGTCTTAAACTTCATATTATTTAGCCCGGTGAAAACCTTACGCATGACACCAGTCACAACACCCCCTTGCGGTAAATGTTGTAACATGTACTCGTACATCTGCATTTCGCACGCCTCGAGGAGCTCTGGCGTCAATTGACTTTCAAATGCAGTGTAATCTGTGGAACAAATAAATTGACCTTTACCTAACTTGTCTACTACATACCTAGCCCTATCTTGCACTGGAATTAACTTTATGAAGGCATGATACTTATATACCACATGCTCAATTGCAGAAATAAAAGGCGCAATGAGAACTTTAAAACGATCACTGCGAGAAAATATACCACGTACATGTTTATAAGCAAGATAAGACTCATCCTTAACGAAGCACTTGACCATAACGGCTTTAGAGCCGACAGGATCCACCGCACCCATTCTAGCCTCATTATGTATGTCACGCAACTGTTGTTTACGTCCATTCGGGTAGTTAGTACGTTCCAACCACGAATCAAGAGAGACGTCTGTAGACGCTGAAAGCGGGACAAGATTTCGTTTAAGCCAGTTGGCAACAAAGAGGGATAAGTTAGATAATTCGGCACTGTTTGCAGGAGGTGGTCTTCTAGCCACTCGTTTTGCGACACCCGCCATAACAGTGGGAATATCAGACATATGGCCATGGGGGGCAGCAGCACCCAATGCATGCATGCCCAGTGAGGTCCCAACAGGAAAAGCAACAGAATTATCCAAATGATCATGGGCAATAAGCTCTGTTTCCTTTTTAGTCGGTCCGACCTCTGGCAAGACAACTTCGCCAAGTTTGTATCCATACTTGACGGGGTACCGGTCTTGCCCTGGGCTCCGTGAAAATCCAAATTTCGAGTAGTATACTTATAGCTCTGGAAGTAATGATAAGCTATAATTGCAACTGATGCCATCACGGAGGATTCGGTGTATTTTGAAAAATGTACGCCGGCCGTATTCTTTGTGGCATCCACGAACCGTCGGGCTGCATCCAAATCAGATAATCCTACGCTCATATTTGTCGCATTCAAAACCTGCGCCAATAATTCATAGGAAATTGGATGGTTCTCAACCACGCGTTCAGTGTGGATCAAAAATCCAAATTGCCGCACCATAGTAGTGCGACTATACTCTACACTCACCTTCGCAATAGTATGTTTCAACGGTGCATACAAAGCTACATCTGGTCTAAGGTCGACGGCGGGCAGTTCTTCCACCACCACGTCGCCGATTGTGAACTCGTATAGGATACTTACAGTGGAGTACGCGAAACCAAGCACTCTTCTTTCTAATGAAGTGTCCTCCACTGTGTAACCAAAAGCTTTGAAAGTTAGGATTTGGGCGGGGGTGGTTACTTCCCCCTTGACGTCGTTTTTTGAGTCTTTAACATCAATGTCCATTTTCGAGTCTAAAATATCTAAAACTACACTAGATGAAACACTAGTACTAGAACTAACAGTACCTGACATGCTAGAACTACTATAACTACTACTACTACTACCCGCAGTTGTTTCTGATTTCAACTCAATCAGTTTGCGAACCAGCGCTTCCAGGCTTTCCACCTGTCGCCGTAGACCCTCCAGCTCTTCTTTCCCCTCCGCAGCCACACTACGTGCTACTAGTGGCTCAGATGAAAGTGTGGCCGACGTACAAGAAGACATCGTAGACACACTAAAGGTACTAGTTGAGTAACTGTGCGAGCTAAACCAATACTCGCCCTCAGTTATTAGAGCAACAGGACCGGCTTCCGCAGCCTTAACTTCCACTCCTCTTTTTCTTCTGAAAATTTTACTTGGAAAACCTAAGCCGCTCCGGGGAACTGCTTCGCTTTCCAATGAGGGGGAAGGTGGAGAAATGTCTGACGTTTCATCCACATCCATGTCCTGGGGGTCCTCCCATGAAGATTTATCCTCTCCAACAAATGAGGGTGAATCCAAATCTGGCACCTCGGCACCATCTGGTTCCAACCACTCATCGTGAGGATGAACTGCGACCGGGGTTCTCGGTCTTTCCTCCGAATCTTCTGGGTATTCGCGTTTCCGGTCAAGAGAATAAGATACTTGACTTCTAAAATTCCTACCGGGTGATCTACAAGGCGTGACTGTATGAGATGGTAATCCAGCCAAGCACATTGTATAATCTAAGTTTCTCTTTGTAAACAACCGCGTATCGTGTGAGCACCCGCACCCACCACACGGAACTCCTCGAATTATTCTGGAGCAGAGGAGTGTCGGAGTACTGCCGTACTCGGACTTTAACGTCATGCCAGCGGGCTCTGGCGTGACGGTTTTACTGGATGGAGTTCCCTCCCGCTCAGGGGGTGTTGACCACATTCGTCTCAGTGGCTGGTCTTCTCCTATCCTCGGGGGTTTCCCGGGTTTTGCAACCTTCCATGTTAGCTTCGGCAGAGGCTTGTACCCTTCCTTCTTCGTTCTACGTGATTGAGATGTCGACATAGATAGCAAGGGGGGGGGCACACA